TGGATTTGGTTCATCATGAAGTAAGTAATAAAGCTGATGATTAACATCTTGTTCCTTGCCTTCATCCGTATACTTGTAAACATGAATGGGGAGACTGGCAATCGCCTCAGCTAAAATTCGCACACAGGCATAGACTGCCGTGGTTTGAAGAGCCGTCATTTCATTGACGTTCTTCCCTGATGTGGTTCGTCCAAAGAGGTATGAAAAATCCGACCCCTCATACGAGTTGGTCGGTTTGTCTCTTGCCCTCTTTAAGCCTATCAATTCTAAAATTCCCATAGAACCTCCTTCTAAAAACTCAAAATTCCTCGTTGGTCGTAAATGCTGCCGTCATCACCTTTGTGACGGATACAACGGTCTAATCCCATAATCAATGCCACAATGCCATCAATCTTATCGACCGATTTTTCTTTGTCTGGCTTGATATTGCCAGCTGGGTCTTGTCGCATAACCACGTTTTGAGCCATCCATTTTAAAACTGGATGTCCACCGTGTGTGACTCTGCCCTCCATCATGAGTTTGTAGAGTTCCTTAGATGGTGGTGACATATCCTTATACCCTTGACCAAATGGCACAACAGTTAACCCCATGTCTTCCAAGTTCTGAACCATCTGTGTCGCATTCCAACGGTCGTAGGCTATTTCTTTGATGTTGAACTTAGTCGATAAATCCTCGATAAAACGCTCAATAAAGCCATAATGCACCACATTACCTTCGGTTGTTTTGAGATAACCTTGACGTTCCCAAACATCATAAAGAACATGGTCACGCCTACACCTCAAAGGTAGCGTTTCTTCTGGCAACCAAAAGTAGGGTAGCACAATGTAGGATTCCTCTTCCGTCCGTGGTGGGAATACTAAAACGAAGGCTGTGATATCAGATGTACTGGATAAGTCAAGTCCTGCGTAGCACTCTCTTCCTAAAAGACTGGTTTCGTTAATTGGAAGATTACCTTTGTCATAGACATGTTCTGCAATCCACGTTACGGTTGAACTGGTCCACATATTTAGTCGAAGCTGCTTAAAGACATTTTCTTCAGCTGGATTATCGATGGCATTTCGATAGGCTTCACGCACTCGGTCAATCTGTATGGTGTGACCCAGTGAGGGATTTGCCTTATACCAATTTTCTTCATCCTGCCAATCCTCATCGTTAGCTAGGCCATAAACGACTGGATAGAAAGTTTCATCTTTCTTTCGTCCAGATAAGATGTCTAGTGCCTTTGTATGAAGTTCATAACAGATAGAGTTTTTGTCAGTTCCTGCGGTAGTGATGATAAAGAATAGAGGTTGTTCACGCGCATCACCAGAACCTTTGGTAAGAACATCATAGAGATGGCGGTTGGGTTGAGCATGGATTTCATCAAAGACAAGTCCTGATACATTAAGTCCATGCTTTGTCCCAGTCTCCGCAGATAGCACTTGGTAAAAACCTGCATTGTTGTAATTGACAATGCGTTTAGTTGCACCCATGATTTTGGAGCGTTTGTTTAGTGGGTTTGACATTCCAACCATTTGTTTGGCAACATCAAATACAATGGAGGCTTGGTTTCTATCACAGGCTGCACCGTAAACTTCAGCACTGGCTTCACCATCCGCATAAAGAAGATAAAGGGCAATCGCAGCTGCGAGTTCACTCTTACCATTTTTCTTTGGAATCTCTACATAAGCGGAGAGAAACTGTCTGTTTCCATCCTCTTTCACAATTCCAAATAAGTCACGAATAATCTGTTCCTGCCATGGTAAAAGTAAAAAGTGCTTACCTGCCCATTTCCCTTTTGTGTGTTTCAGATTTTGGATAAAGGCTACCGCCCTGTCTGCCTTCCTCTCATCATAGTGTGAGGTTGGCAACATAAAAGGACTTGGTTGATAGTGATAAGACATTCTATACCTCCGAGAGTAGTCGTTCCATTTCATCTTGTTCTCCATCACTACTATCAGCCTGTATTCGACTTCTTGCAGAAGGGGTTAGACCAAACTGCTCGGAGAACTTGAGCATGATTTTCATATTGGTTTGAGCAATGGAAACTTGTGGAACCTGCTGGAGGTAGCCGTTCGGTGTTTTGATAATAGAGCCATGTTTCGTTAGGAACTCTTCTGCCTCTTTCCATCTAGCATAGGCTTGGCAGTATCCTGCAAAAGCCGTCATATCCATATCTGTCAAAAGACCCATGGACTCGAGCACCTTGCTCATGCGTTTCCATTCTTTCTTGGCATCCTCTTCTAACCACGATGGGCATCGAGGAGCTTTCTTAGTTGGTTTAGGTTCTTTATGGTTGAGAGGGCGCTTACCTGGGTTACCTTCAAGAACTTTTAAACCAGTTGGTTTTGGTTTACGTCCACGCTGTGCCAGGTCGCTCACCTCCTATCTTCCATTTTTCTGACACGCAAAAAGGCCTCTTGCGAGACCCTATCGGTTTATTGTATTTGATCAAAAGCCCATTTTACTACATGCCCCAAATCTTGAAATGTTTCTTCAGCTTCAATGATTCTGTCAAACTTTCTTTCAAAGTTATCAAAGTCTTCTAGGCTATCTATGGTTTCATAGATATGAAGTCCAACCCCTTTGTTCTCCTCTTCTTTTGTTGTGAACATATTACCTCTAAAGGAGTTTAATAGCCAGTTATACGCACTATTATCAATTATAATCTGCTATTATTTCGTTAAAAACTTCCCTATCCAAAGCATTCATTGCATCTAATGAGACCCCACGATGGTAAGCATACACAAGATGACCGTCACGTTTCAAGGTCAAATGAGCAATCCATTCACCATTGATATAACTTGGGTCAGTTGAAGATTCTCTGAGCAAATCGCAGACATAATGTCTCTCACCTCTATCAATGACTACCAACTCCCACATAGCCTTATTCCACCTTTACTATCCTATCAACTCCATAGACGACACTCAGCCCACTACCATTATCCCAATGAACTAAAACTGAAGCTAAGTCGTCATGTCCATAGACAGTACCTAGCGTTCCAATAGGTGGTGGAAATGGATCATCCATTTCAAGTAGTTTAACTCGACAGCCTACAGGGTATAAACATTCAACTCTTTCTTTTGCACCGTTATTCATTGTGAAGCCTCCTTCTTTTTGGTAGCTGTATATTACCATTAGTACCAAACACTATCCAGTAATCATCTAAGATTTAAGCAAGAAAGAATAGCCTTTCCAATCGCATAAACAACGGTAACTGTTACACCATTACCTGCTTGTTTGTAGAGTTGGGCATCAGAGTTTACAGCTTGAGCTTTCTCAAAGAGGTCATCCGTGAAACCTTGAAGTCTAAAACACTCACGAGGTGTTAATCGTCTGATTTTAACCATTCGACCATTCCAGACCACCGCACCCATTTGACCACTGCAAGAGAGGTTATGAGCAATGCACTTACCTACTCTTGCTCGTCTCGTTGGAGATGCTGGATAAGATAAATCAACAGAGTCACCAAGTTCTGCCACTTGATACCCTTGCTTTGTACCATTCCTTACCTTAATTCCTTCTACAACTCCGTGTCGGTCTTGAGAAGTTAAGGTAAACATAGGCTCACCTTTCTCTTTTAATCGACGACCATTTTGACGTTTGTTCACTCGGTCTGGAGTTAAAATAGGCTGTACTTCCATCACACCAGAGTTCATGGCTGTCCTCTTTGTAGAACCTGCTGTGTAACGAGCAGTGATGCACCGTGCTTGGTCTGTTACCTTTGGTTTGGTTGTAGATTGGTCAATCAAGTAAAGCCCTGTCTTTGCCCCAACACCGCCACCAGTGCCAACCAAAGTTGTAGAAATACCGTCCGTATCATAGACACGATAGGACTGCATGCCACCTACAAGTTGCTTAAGATTACCACTGCTTTCTGGCTGGAGAGGTAATACTTGTCGTCGACCTCTGCTTCTAAGATGTCCGATAGTGTAGACACGTTCTCGGTTTTGGGGAACTCCGTAATCTTTGGAATTGAACACTTGCCATTCAAGGTCGTACCCTGCTTCGTCCAGTTCAAGGAGATAGTCGAGGAAATCGACTCCTCTGCGACTTGATAAAAGTCCCTTAACATTCTCAAGGATGAGCCACTCGGGCTTATCTTCTTCACTTTGGCTCTTGAGGAGGTCAACGAGTGTAAAAAAGAGTCCACTTCTTTCAGCTCGTAGTCCAGCTCGCTTTCCTGCGATAGACACATTTTGGCAAGGACTTCCCGCAGTCCATATATCTGCTTTTGGAATGTCATCTGCCTTGAGTTTTGTAATGTCATCTCTAAACCATTCTCCTTCCGTATCATACATGGCTTGGTAGCTCTTCACCGCAAACTTGTCCTTTTCGCAATACCCGATGCAAGTCATGCCAGCCAACTCAAGTCCACGTCTAAAGCCACCAATGCCTGCGAAGAAATCAATAAAAGTTAACTTGGTCATAATACCACCTCAACTAACTCTGAGTAATTGATTTCTTTCCCATCTCGCATAACCTTGATTGATTGGTCACCAGTCGCTTCAAAGTAACGTTTCACAATCACGTCCACAAACTTTTCATCCAATTCAATACCATAACAAATCCGACCTGTTTCTTCACAAGCCATCAGTGTTGAGCCACTTCCAAGGAAAGGATCCAAGACTAATGTCCCGCGCATGGATGAGTTTTGAATGGGATAAGCCATCAATTGGACTGGTTTCATGGTTGGATGGTCTTTACTAGACTTAGGTCGGTCATACTCCCAGATAGTTGTTTGTTTTCGGTCAGAGAACCATTGGTGTTTCCCTTTGTTCTTCCAACCAAAGAGACAAGGTTCATGTTGCCACTGATAAGGGCTGCGACCAAGAACAAGTGAGTTCTTTTTCCAGATGCAGCATCCACTCAAGTAAAAGCCTGCATCCTTAAACGCCTTACGGAAGTTATACCCTTCCGTATCAGCATGAAATATATAGATAGAGGCATCCGACTCCATATGCGCTTCAACCTGAGTAAACATATCATAAAGGAACTGGTAAAAATCAGAATCACTCATATTGTCGTTCTTAATTTTTCCTGCAGTCTCTTCCACATTGACATTATATGGTGGATCAGTCAGAACAAGATTGGCCTTTTTCTCCCCTAGCAGTTTGTCATAGGTTTCTCCTTTTGTAGAGTCGCCACATATCACTCGGTGTTTACCGAGCAACCAAATATCTCCTTGTTGTGCGATAGTCGGTTTCTTCAACTCTTCTTCCACATCAAAGTCATCTTCCTCGATGTCCTTGTCGTGTACTTTAGAAAATAGTTGGTCAATCTCAGGAAACTCAAAACCAGTTAGGTCTGTATCAAAGTCTGCCTCTTGTAAATCTAATATCAAATCCACAAGCAATTCTTCATTCCAGCTACCAGTGATTTTATTAAGGGCAACGTTCAGTGCCTTAACTTTGTTTTCATCTTCAATATGGACTTGAACGCACTGTACTTCTTTAAAGCCCAAGTCCTTTAAGACCGTCAGTCGTTGATGACCTCCAATGATAGTCATATCATAGTTGACAATGATAGGTTCGACATAACCAAACTCTTGAATCGACCGTTTGATTTTTTCGTATTCCTTGTCGCCCTTTTTGAGAGCCTTCCTTGGGTTATAGCTAGCTGGATTAAGTTGGTCAACTGTTAATGTTAACCACGTCATACTTTCTTTCGTCATCATGTCCTCCGTGATGTTCTTGCGCAGGTTCTGCTACAAAATTTTCTTGTAGGGCTACCATAAGCTGTGAAGGTCTTACCGCACAGTTCACAAACATGGCTATCCGCTTTTTCAGGATGTTTCTTTATCCAATTTTTTCTTCGGCAACTAGTGGAGCAGAACTGTTTAGTTCTTCCTTTACGAGGTTGCTTAATGGGTTTCAAACATTCTTTGCACAATTGTCCATTTCTTTGTCCGTCAGAAATCATAGCCACTACTGCCTGACCATAACCCTTTAGATGAGGGTTAGCACTGCAGTAGCGTTTGACTGCCGTCAGACTGAGGTCAAGCAAGTTTGCGATTTTGCGATAGCCCAGACCCTCGTTTCTCATTTTCCACACTTGTTTTGCTTTAAAATCGTTCATTTTAACCTCCTTTAGTTAGCTTTTATCCCAGTTTTTGGGTAAAAATAAACGACAAGATTTAATGAAAAACCTTGTCGTAGATAATATTTGGGGTCAGTAAAAATCTATTTTTGTGTACCCCCTTTTAAATTTTGCGACTTTTCACGTTTGAGGGGGCGCCGGTCTTTTAACCAAGCGGTTTGTAGAGATTTTATCCCCCCTAGGGGTCAGTATTTATAAACTTGATACCTGTCTGCCGTCATAGTTTTTCGATCATGACAGGACTTGCATAGAGCTTGCCAGTTGTTCTCATTCCAGAAGAGTGTTTCATCACCTCGGTGTGGTGTCACATGGTCAACGACAACAGCCTTGGTGTAAATGTTCTTCTTCAAGCAGTGCTCACACAGTGGATGCTTGCGAAGGAAACGAGTCCTTGCCTTGTTCCACTTGGAGGTGTAACCTTTCTCACTGGTTGACTTAACATCACGGATGTGTTCCTTAGCGTGTTCGTCGCAGTACTGTTTTCCATGAGGAACGAGATACTTGCAATTGTTATGCTTGCAAGGTTGGTTAGGTCGTCTTGGCATTTACCCACCTACACTTCCCACGGTAAGTCTGCCTTGCCGAAGTGACCATAACAAGTGGTCTTGGTGTAATCCACGTTCAGCAAGTCCAGCTCCTTAATAATTCCTTGAGGTGTTAAGTCATAGCGGACACGAATCATCTCAACAATACTCTCATCTGAGTATTCACTTGTTCCAAAGGTATTCACATAAATAGACACAGGTTCTTTCTTACCAATGGCATAAGCTATTTGAACCTCACAACGTTTAGCAATCTTTTCTCGGACAAGGTCACAAGCAATCTTTCTAGCCATGTATGCACCAGAACGGTCAACCTTGCTTGGGTCTTTCCCTGAGAAAGCACCACCACCGTGGCGACAAGCACCACCGTAGGTATCCGCAATAATCTTTCGACCAGTTACTCCTGCATCCGCAAAGCTACCACCCAGAACGAAACGACCAGTAGGATTGACTAGCATCTTAAAGTCGGTATTGAGTTTATAGTCCTTAGCGACTTCAAGCATGACATGACTAACAATTCCAGTTACCATGGCAAGACTTGCTTCCTCCTTATGTTGGGTGGAAATCAAAAAGGTATCGATTCGCTTCTTATCGTAGTCGTAAGAGACTTGAGCCTTAGCATCTAAACCGAGTAAAGAATGATCGAGGTCTTTCAACTTCAATAGAGCCTTGGTTGCCAGAACATAAGGTAATGGCAGAAACTCCTTTGTTTCATTAGTTGCATATCCGAACATCAAACCTTGGTCACCTGCACCACCGCTATCAACACCTTGTGCAATATCACTGGACTGTTTTCCTATCAAATCAATCAGATTGAACTTCAACATTCCCAACGGTTCAAGTACAGACTTCACAATAGCCATAGTGTCATAGTGATGATTGGTAGTGACTTCACCTGCAACGATAACCTTGTCATCCTTGATTAAGGTTTCAACAGCTACTCGGCTTGCTTTGTCATGCTTTAGACAGTCAGTCAAAATAGCATCTGAAATCTGATCACAAATCTTATCTGGGTGTCCCATAGATACTTGTTCACTGGTAAAAATCATGTTTTCCTCCACGAAAAAAGGCAACCCTTTCTTGGGCTACCCTTTGGTTTTATTTGGCTTGTCTTCCTGCCTCGTAGGCTTGTTCAAGCATCTCTTTCAATGCCCAAACGCTAATGTCGTAAAAATCTAGTCTATCGCTGTTCCTTGTT